CGGAGGACGATTTGAATGAATGGAATATTTTAAAATTACATTGGTCAGTACATCCAGATAGAAATCAAGAATGGAGAGATCATCAAGATAAATTATTAGGTCCTTCAATGGCAGCACAAGAATGTGATTGTGATTTTGTAACTTCAGGTCAGATGGTAATAGATGGACGTATATTGGAAGAATATAAAACGACGCAAGTTAAAGATCCAATTGAAAGACGGGGAGTAGATAGTAATATTTGGATATGGGATCCACCAAATTATTCAAAGGATTATGTAGTGAGTGCGGATGTGAGTAGAGGTGATGGATCAGACTACTCAGCATTTCATGTTATGGAAGTAGAAGATTGTAAGCAAGTAGCGGAATATAAAGGTAAGTTATCTACAAGAGATTTTGGTAATTTACTAGTCAATGTGGCTACAGAATATAATAATGCATTACTAGTAATTGAAAATGCATCAATTGGTTGGGCAGCTATACAACAGTGTATAGATAGAGATTATGAAAACTTATTTTATATGTCAAAAGATTTACAATATGTAGATACACAAAAACAAATGACAAATAAAATTTATGGACAAGAAAAACAAATGGTTCCTGGATTTACAATGTCAATGAAAACAAGACCATTAGTAATAGCAAAATTGGAAGAATTTTTTAGAGAGAAATCTGTTAAAGTTTCTTCTTCACGTTTAATAGACGAATTATTCGTATTTATATATAACAACAATAAAGCAGAAGCTATGAGTGGGTATAATGATGATCTTGTTATATCTTTTGGAATTGCTTTATGGATACGAGATACTGCTTTACGTTTAAGATCTGAAGGAATAGAATTACAAAAGAAAGCTATTTCTGGGATAACTATGAATCCTGCAATATATACTTCGACAGAAAAAAATGATAGTTGGAGTTGGGATGTTAAGGATAAAAAAGAAGATTTAACTTGGTTAATTAATAAGTAAGAGGTAAAAATGGCTGATACAAGTTTAAGAGCTAGATTAAGAAGATTATTTTCAACTAACGTAGTTGTTAGAAATGTTGGTGGAAGACATTTAAAAGTAGTTGATACTAGCAGAACACAATCTATGCCACAACGTGGATTAATTGATAGATTTCAAAAAATGTATACAACTGGGGGTGGCGCTGGATTATCTGGGTATTCAGACAACCAGTTGGTTAAATCGTTACGACTAGGATTGTTTAGAGATTATGAGTCTATGGATAATGACTCAATTATAGCTAGTGCACTTGATATCTATGCAGATGAATCTACAATGAAATCAGAGTATGGAAATGTTTTAGAAATTAATACAGATAATGATCAAGTTTTTAAAATTTTACATAATTTATATTATGATATAATAAACATAGAATTTAATTTGTGGCCTTGGATACGTAATATGTGTAAATATGGGGATCATTTTTTAAAGTTAGAAATTGATGAAAAATATGGAATTAGGAATGTGGAACCTTTATCTGTTTATGATGTTACGCGGATGGAAAATACTGATCCAGAAAATCCAGAATATGTAAAATTTAAATTGGAAAGAAGTACAAGTGATGCTGGTACATCAAGACATACGTCTAGTACAATGGATGAATTTGAAAACTATGAAATAGCACATTTTAGATTATTGTCAGATAGTAATTATATACCATATGGTAAATCAATGATTGAAGGTGGCCGTAAAACATGGAAGCAACTCTCTCTTATGGAAGATGCAATGTTAATTCATCGTATTATGAGAGCACCCGAAAAAAGGATTTTCAAAATTGATATTGGTAATATTCCTCCAGCAGAAGTTGATAATTATATGAATCAAATTATTGATAAAATGAAAAAAGCTCCAGTTATTGACAAAAATACTGGAGAGTATAATTTAAAATATAATATGCAAAATATTACAGAAGATTTTTTCTTACCTGTACGTGGTGGAGATAGTGGAACTCAAATAGATACCACACCAGGGCTAACTTATGAATCTATTGAAGATATTGATTATCTTAAAAATAAATTGTTAGCATCATTAAGAATTCCAAAACCATATTTAGGATTTGATGAAAATGTAGGAGAAAAAGCTACATTGGCAGCAGAGGATGTAAGATTCGCGAGAACAATAGAACGTATACAGAGAATTACTATTAGTGAATTGATGAAAATAGGTATTGTTCATTTATATGCGCAGGGATTTAAAGATGAAGAATTGATTAACTTTGATTTGGACTTAATGAATCCATCTACAATTTATGAACAAGAAAAACTTTCATTGTGGAGTGAAAAAACAGGATTAGCTTCAACTATGTTAAGTGATGGTATAATTTCTTCTGAGTGGATTTATAAAAATATATTTAAGTTTACAGATGAAGAAATTAAAGAAATGGATAAAGAAATAGTGTTTGATTATAAACAAAAATTTCGTAGAGGTCAAATAGAATCCGAAGGAAACGATCCAGCTAAAAGTGGAGAATCAGCAGGAACCCCATCAGATATGGCAATGGGAAGAACTGGACATGAATTAGCGGATGAATTAGGACCAGAAGGTGGAAGTCCAGAAGGTGGATGGGAAGGTGCAGGTAGACCAAACGAGCCTTCACATTATAAAAAAGATAGTCACGTTAGGGGTAGAGATCCATTAGGAGCTCATGATATGAAAAAACAAGCATCTAGTAATCCAAAATACGGTAAAGTTATGGCTTTAGCACATTTGGATAAGCTTAAAAGCACTTTAAAACGTAAATCTGATATAAAATTGATAAACGAAGTTGAAGAAATACATAAGGATTATGAGGAAGATGTTAATAATGAATAAAGATACAGCTAATATTTCAGAAGTTTTATATTTATTTATGATAAAATGCATTGGAGTGATTTATGTCTAAAAAATTAAGGCACACTAAAATAAAAAATACAGGTGTGTTATTTGAAGTATTGACTCGACAAGTGACAGCAGATATTATTGATGGTAAAGAATCTAAAGCTGTAGCGTTAATAAAAAAACATTTTAATAAAAATTCTACATTGGGGAAAGAATTAGAGCTATATAATATTCTTACTACAGAATCTTATAAGACTAGAGGTAAGGCCGAGAGACTTATTGATGTAGTTATTAAAACTAGACAGAGAATTTCTAATAAAATTTTGCGTTCTGAAAAATATAATCTTATTAAAGCAATAAAAGAAAATTATGATGTAAAGGCTCTATTTTCTACTAAAATGCCAAATTATAAAAAATTGGCGTCTATATATAAGTTATTTTTATATGAAACAACTGGTGAAGAAATAAGTCCAACAGAAGTTGTAGATTCTAGAGAATATGTAGTTGAATCATTAATTGTTGAACGTAGTAAGCCAGAAGATAAAAGTGAATTACTTAAAGAATATAATAGTGAAGATAAGGATGTAAAATTATTAGCGTATACTTTAATGGTTGAAAAATTCAACGAGAAATATAGTAAATTAAGTCAGTCACAAAAGAATGTTTTAAGAAAATATATTAATAATGTATCAAATACAAATTCTTTAACAGAATTTATAGATGGTGAAATTATAAATATTAAAGGAGTGTTGAAGAAATTATTACCGACTGTAAATGATGATATTACGAGTATAAAATTAAGAGAAGTGACTGAACAAGTAGGGAAACTTACAGGAAGCAACGAAGCAACTGAAAATACAGTTGTTACTTTGATGCGATATTATGAACTTATTAAGGAATTGGAAAATGTCACAGGAAAAGTTAAGAACTTACATTCGTAAAACAATAAAGGAATTGTTGGACGAGGATGGGTTGAATGAAACATCTTTTAGTGGTGGTGCAGGTGCATATAATACGCCATTTGCATTTAGTAGAAAAGATAAATCTGGGAAAAAGAAAAAGAAAGAGGTAGCTACTAATTCAACTGGATATTCAATTGTTGAAGGTAAATATCATGAGTACAGAAATGATGATACTTTAACTCCAAGACAGAAAATTGGTCGCTCTATGAGAGAGATTAGAGATCATCTTTCTGAAATTGATAAATTGACTAAAATGAATGTAAGATTAAAAAATGAAATGGATGTTGATTCAAGATCATATTGGAAAAATACTCATAAAGCGATGAGAAAGGTTAGTGAGCGATTAGTAAAATTAGCAAATAGAGTTGGACAATTATACTAATGTTAAAATTAAAAGATATTTTGTATGAAAGCGACGCTCATAAAGCTAAAGCTAAAAAAATGAAAAAACGTATTCAAAATAACGAAAGTCGTTTACGTTTAAGTATGTGGGAATTAGTAGAAAATATGAGTAAAGATGAGTCTAATAAAAAATTAGCAAAAGAATTATCGAAATCGTATAGAAAAAATGTAACAACATTTATGAGAGACATGATGTCATTAGTAAAGAGGATGAAATAAATGAAACAACTTATAGTAGATTATTTACCATTTGAAGTAACGGCACAACAGATTAATGAATCTATGAAGGAAAATCATGGAAGATTAGTTGTTAGAGGAGTATTACAACGAGCAGAATCAAAGAATCAGAATGGTAGAATTTATCCCAAAGATGTATTGATGAGAGAAGCTAAAAAATATTCAGAATCTTTTATTAAAGAAAAGAGAGCTATGGGTGAATTAGATCATCCAGAAAGTTCAGTAGTAAATTTACAAAATGTATCTCACAATATAACAGAAATGCATTGGAATAATGATGATTTAGTTGGTACTGTTGAAGTGTTAGGAACTCCAGCAGGCAATATTTTAACAGAATTATTTAAAGCAGGTATCAAGTTGGGTATTTCATCTCGTGGAATGGGTTCAGTGGAAACAGTTGATGAAGCCGATGAATCTGATCCTGGCACACAAGAAGTACAACCAGATTTTGAGTTGATTGCATTTGACTTTGTTTCCAATCCATCTACACAAGGTGCTTTTATGTATCCTATGAATGAATCAGTAGATAAAAATGTAACAGTAGGTAGAACTTGTGGAGATTATTGTAAAGCAGAGTCTATAATTAATGATATTTTGAGAGGTGTCTAATGAGTAGATGGGGAAGTCTGAATTGGCGTAAATGGAATGATTTTGTTCTTGAAAAGAATGGTGTTTTTGAAGAATCTGATTATAAATTTGTATTAACTGCTCCAAAACGTATTTATGGAGGAGTGAGAGCAGTATTTAATACAAAGAAAGAAGCAGAAAATTATATGAAAGAGAATATTGGATCAAAATCTTGGAAATACACGACAATTAAAAAAGAACTTATTAAATGAAAACAATATATAAAGGTATAATGGAAGGCGAATTAAATGAACTTCCAGCATTTAGTTCACCAGAGGCAAAAAAATCAGTTGAGAATGATTTAAGAAAAATGTCGAAGATTTTAGGAAAAGCATCTCAACAATGTATTAAGTTGATGATGGATGGAGTAAAGCATAATTGGTATAATGCTATGGATTTATCAAGAGGTATTCAAACTGGTCCTGTGAAGGCAACTCATTATGGTGAAAGAGATTTTATTAAACAATTATGGCATAAAGTTAAAAGCGGATTTAAACGGTATTCATAAGATAAATTATTACGGAGATAAGCAATGGCTAAAAAGAAAACAAAATTTAAACAGTTAGCAGAGCATATTCTGGCTGGAGGATTTGTATCTCAACCAGCAATGGTCGATTTAGATATGTTTAGAACTAAAATTAAACCAACGAGTGAAGATAAGGTGTCTGATATTAAATTAAAGAGTCTTATTGAAAATGAGGAAGAATCTCATACAGTTGATGCAGGTAAATTTAACGAAGCACTGAAAACGTTTCCAAAGTTAGGTAATGCAATTTATGGTGAACATGACTTAAAAAGTGTTGCTGAAACTCTTTCTTATTTGGCAAAAACATCAAGACAACACGCACTGAGTGAAACAGAAGATTGGTTTGATAAAATTACAGTAAATCGTAATATGAAAGAATTAGGTTCTCTTTCAGGACAATTTAATAAAATTTCTACTGAAGCAAAATCACTTCAAGAGAGAATGTCAGCGTTATATGAAGATATGGGGCATATTATTAATAGATATTATGACTTGGATGAAGATCAAGATGAAGAAGATGAGCTGGATCCAGTTGGACAGGAAGATGATGATATAGATAATGATGGTGATTCTGATGATAGTGATGAATATTTGAGAAATCGTCGCAAAGCTATTTCAAAAGCTGTAAAGAAAGAATCTATAAAAGAAGGATTTGGAGACAGAACAGGTACTTGGGTAGATAGACAGTGGGGTGATCCTTTACCTACTTTAGCAGATTATGCAAAATATGTATTGAAAAAAGAGGAAAAAGTTGAAGAAGCACAATCATCTGCACAGAAAGCTGCATTTCAAAAAATGTTAGATAAGAAAAAAGGAAAAGATGATGATGATAAAGTTGATGAAGCTGCAGCTGATCCAAAACTTAAAGGTATGAGATCAAAGTTAAGTAAATTAAGACTTAAGATTGCTCAAATGGAAGATGAGCCTGGTGGATCCGCAAGAGCTGAAGGTCTTAGAAAGCAAAGAGATTCTTTAAGAGATCAAATTGCTAAACTTTCAGGATCGGCTCCAAAACAGGGTAAATGGTCTAAGAAACTTGGTAAATAAATAAATGATTAAGTTTAAAGACATTATAAAAGAAGCTAAATGGTCAGATCGTAAATGGGGTGATCCGTTACCTACATTGGAAGATTATATTCCTGAAGCTAATGATGATGATAACTTTGTTCATGTTGGTGGTGGAAGATATAAAGAAGTGAATAAGGCTACTGGAGAACCATTACCTAATTCTCCATCTTATATAAAAAAAGATGGTGGTGGATATGAAATGGTAGATGATGACGATCCAAGATTATCAAAAGGTGATGATGATAAAGGTGGTGATGAGCCCGAAGATGAACCAGCAGGTAAATTAGGTGGTGGAGATTACGAAAGAGATGGAGGAGAGCCAGAAGATAAACCATTTGGTGGAGATACAGGAAAAGATGCAGATTTTGATCCTGATGATGGAGAAGGAGAGCCAGAAAAAACAAAACCAAAAGATGATGTTGGTGGTGTAAAATATGGACAGGGGTTTTCAGCAGATAGTGATCATATGTTTGATTCCGTAGCTGATTCAAAGCGATTTACATATGATGATGAACATTCACCAACTCCATCAGAAGATAAGTATTCTGGAATGTTAGATGCAGTAAAAGGTGGTGATTGGGAAAAATTTAGAGCTGGAATTCATGATATGGAGGATCAAGATGCTAGAGAACATTTATTAAATTTAGCAAATCACGTAGATTCTGGAACATATAAAGGTGAATTTCCAAGTGGTGAAAAAGGTGTAAAATTTGGTAGAAAAGAGGTTATGAATTTATTTAAACAGGCGGCGGATTATGGTCATGAACAGTGGGGTGATGAAGAAGATGATGAACAAGATGATGAAGAAGCAGCTAAAGCACAAGCATTTAAAGATATGGAAGATGAAAAAGAAGAAACAATTAAAGTAATAAACGGTAAGAAATATAAAGCAATAAAAGAAGCTAAAAAACCTATATTATTATACGAATCAAAAATGGAAATACGTAAAATGTGGAATAGAATTAAGCAAAAGTAATTTAAAAGTATATTTATAATAGAATACATATAAATATTATTCAGGAGTTAAGAAATGGCAAGTTCATATATAGATAAAGGTACTCTAATAACATTAGGCGATGGATCCAGGATAGCTATTGAGGATCTTAAAGTTGGGGATGAAGTACAATCTTACAACATGCAGAGTGAACAGTTTGATATGTCACATATTGAAAATAATGAACAAATATCAGCAAAAATTACAGATATTATTCCTGCAAGTATAGCAGGGGATAAAATCACCAAATTAAGTCTAAGTAATGATACTACACTTACAGTTAGTAGATGTAACTTGTTTTCTCCAGACATGGTGAAAGGCTATTTAACACTAGAAGAAAGAACGGAAATGTTAGAAGGTGATATAGCGGATAAGCACGTGGTATCTACTAATCCTCAAATAGAAGAGGAGGATTTAGTTTTTATAGATTCAGGTCAAGAACTTGGTTGGTTAACTGTTGTAAGTATAGGAGGCTGGAAAAGTCCACGTGAAATGTATAATTTATGGGTTGAATCTGGTGATAGTATTTTTGCAAATGAAGTTTTAGTATCAGTAGATAGGCAATGGACAGAAGAAGAAGAGGAAGAGCGCGAAGCGATTAGGTTGGAAAATGAAAAAGAAGAACCACCACGTGACACACCAGAAAGTATTACAGCAGCAGCTGAATGAAAATAAATGAAATATAGGTTTTAATTGATAGAAATAAAAGTAAAAAATAATAACCTCGAACGAGCTTTAAGAGATTTTAAGAGAAAAGTTAAAGACTCTAAATTAATGTTAGAATTATCTGAAAAGAGTCATTATA